TGGGTGGCCAAGCAGTCCATCAGCATAGATGTCGATCAACGCATCTCAATCATCGGCGCGTTACGCCAAGCAGAGTCACGGGTTATTGATGTGATTGCTAATGAGCCCAGCCCACGATTAGAACAAGAGACACATGCAGAACACCATTTACAGCGCTGAGGACGAACAAGAACTGATGGCCAGGCTTTGGAGTCCGGCCATTAAGGACAACCCGCTGGCGTTTGTAATGTTCGCGTTTCCTTGGCAAGTTAAAGGCACACCGCTGGAAAACTTCAGCGGCCCACGCAAATGGCAGCGCGAGGTGTTGCTGGACGTGGCCGAGCACATCAAGATCAACCAAGGCAAGCTGGACTTTGACGTTTTGCAAGAGGCAATCTCGTCTGGCCGTGGTATTGGCAAGTCGGCACTGGTCAGTTGGCTAGTCATTTGGATGGTGGCGACAAGAATTGGCTCGACGACCATCGTGTCGGCCAACTCAGAGAGCCAGCTCCGCAGTATCACCTGGGCCGAGATTACAAAATGGCTGGCGATGTCAATCAATAGCCATTGGTTTGAGGTATCTGCCACTCGCGTGATGCCTGCCAAGTGGCTGACTGAGCTTGTGGAGCGGGATTTGAAGAAGGGCACCCGCTACTGGGGCGTCGAGGGACGCTTATGGTCAGCGGAAAACCCTGACGCGTACGCTGGTGTGCACAACTTTGACGGTGTGCTGGTGATTTTTGACGAGGCGTCGGGTATTGACGACTCGATTTGGGCGGTAACAGGCGGTTTCTTTACAGAAAACACGCCAAACCGCTTTTGGATGGCTTTTTCCAACCCACGGCGCAACACGGGGTACTTTTACGAGGCTTTTCACTCTAAACGGGACTTTTGGAAAACCCGCGTGGTAGACGCAAGGACGGTTGAGGGTACCGACAAGGCGGTTTATCAGCGCATCATCGACGAATATGGGCCAGACTCGGCGCAGGCGCACGTCGAGGTGTACGGTCAGTTCCCCAACGCGGGGGACGATCAGTTCATCGGGGCGGACATTGTTGATAGCGCAATGCTCAGAAAGAAATACCAAGACCAATCTGCGCCAATTGTGATTGGCGTAGACCCCGCACGGTTCGGAGCGGATGCAACCGTCATCGCGGTGCGGCAGGGGCGCGATATTGTGAAGATCATGCGCCACAGGGGCGACGACACCATGACGGTGGTCGGGCATGTGATTGAGGCGATTGAGGAATTCAAGCCAACGCTAGTCGTGATCGACGAGGGTGGGCTGGGGGCGGGGATTGTGGATCGGCTCAAAGAGCAGCGGTACAAGATCAAGGGCGTAAACTTTGGAAACAAGGCCAAAAACCCGATCATGTACGGCAATATGAGGGCGCAGATGTGGGGCGACATGAGGGAGTGGCTGAAAACAGCGGCGATTCCTAATGATCGGTTCTTGAAAACCGATTTGATTTCGCCTATGATGAAGCCTGATTCACGTGGAACAATTTTTCTAGAAAGCAAGAAAGACATGAAATCGCGTGGGCTGGCGTCACCGGACGCCGCCGACGCAATTGCGGTTACATTTGCATTTCCTGTAGCACATCGGCAGTATGTTGAGCCAACCCGCCGCGTAAACATGCAGGGCAGTGGAGTCAACGCATCATGGATGGGATCATGACAAAAAAAGTATCTCTGTCAGTAGGTCGAGGCGAGAAGCTACCCACATCCAAGGGTGCTGGTTTGACTGCCAAAGGCCGCGAGAAGTACAATGCGGCAACGGGTTCTAACCTTAAAGCGCCAGCACCAAACCCTAAGACCAAGGCAGACCAAGGCCGTAAAGATTCATTTTGTGCAAGAATGGGCGCTGTAGCGGCCAACGCCAAAGACGGCGAACGCGCTAAAGCAGCTCTTAAAAGATGGAAGTGTTGACATGGCTACCAAACCTGGACTCTATGCAAACATTCACGCCAAGCGCGAGCGTATCGCTGCTGGCAGTAAAGAGAAGATGAGAAAGCCAGGCGCTGAAGGTGCGCCGACTGCCAAGGCGTTTAAAGAGTCAGCTAAAACTGCAAAGAAGAAATAATATGCCACTCGTTAAGTCAAAAACACCCGAAGCCTTCCGCAAGAACATTAAAGCGGAAGTTAAAGCTGGTAAGCCCGTCAAACAGGCCGCGGCGATTGCTTACGCTGTCAAGCGCGAAGCAGAAAAGAAGAAAAAATAATGGCGGATTACACAGGCATCGCCGCAGCCGGTGCTGTGGCCAACGGCGGCAAGGACAAGGACTCATCGTCTAGTGTCTTGGCGACTGCTCGCTCGCGTTTGGACATGGCCATTGGCGCGTTGTCTGAGTCTCGCGAAGATGAAATTGACGATCTGAAGTTCTACGCTGGCTCGCCCGACAACCGTTGGCAGTGGCCAGCAGATGTGCTTGCCACCCGTGGTGCGGTGCAAGGTCAAACAATCAACGCTAGACCGTGTTTGACAGTTAACAAGTTACCCCAGCACGTAAGGCAGGTGACCAATGACCAAAGACAAAACCGCCCAAGTGGCAAAGTTATTCCTGCCGACGACCATGCAGACGTTGAAGTTGCAGAAATCTTCAATGGAATGGTCAGACACATTGAATACATCTCCGACGCAGATGTCGCTTACGACACGGCCTGTGAAAATCAAGTCTCCTACGGCGAAGGTTACATCCGCATCCTGACCGAATACTGCGACGAAAACACGTTCGATCAAGACATCAAGATTGGCCGTGTGCGCAACTCATTCAGCGTCTACATGGATCCAACCATCCAAGACCCGACTGGCGCAGATGCCAAGTGGTGCTTCATCACTGAAGACATCACCAAAGACGAATATCAGCGGATGTACCCCGACTCTGCGCCCATTACCACCTTGCAAACGCTGGGTGTTGGTGACCAAAATCTGAGCCAATGGCTTATGGAAGACACCATCCGCGTTGCTGACTACTACTATGTAGATTACGACAAAGCAACGCTTAACCTGTACCCTGGCAACGTGACCGCGTTTGACGGCACCCCAGAGGACAAACAACTGAAAGCAATTTATGGCAAACCTAAAAGAACTCGCGAATCGGATCGTGTCAAGATTAAATACTGCAAGATTAACGGCTATGAAATTCTTGAAGAGCGTGAGTGGGCGGGGAAATACATCCCCGTAGTACGCATCGTCGGCAATGAATTTGAAGTTGATGGCCGTCTATACGTGTCGGGCTTGGTGCGAAACGCCAAGGACGCCCAGCGTATGTACAACTACTGGGTGAGCCAAGAGGCAGAAATGTTGGCCTTGGCCCCCAAAGCGCCATTTATTGGCTATGGTGGTCAGTTTGAAGGGTATGAGAACCAGTGGAAGACAGCTAATACGACTAACTGGCCGTATTTGGAAGTCAATCCAGACGTCACAGACGGCGCGGGAGCTACACTGCCACTACCCCAGCGGGCACAGCCACCAATGGCTTCCAGCGGTCTGTTGCAGGCTAAAGCAGGCGCATCTGAAGACATCAAGGCATCTACTGGCCAATACAACGCATCTTTGGGCATGTCGTCCAATGAAAGAAGCGGCAAAGCAATCTTGGCGCGTCAAAGAGAAGGTGACGTAGGCACTTACCATTACGGCGACAACTTAGCCCGTGGTGTGCGTCACATTGTGCGCCAGCTAGTGGACTTGATCCCCAAGATTTACGACACACAACGTGTGGCTCGCATCATTGGCTTGGACGGCGAAACCAGCATGGTCAAGATTGACCCTATGCAGCAAGAGCCGGTCAAGAAGATTACTGATGCAAACAATCCAGACATCGTGATCGACAAGATTTACAACCCCAACGTCGGCAAGTACGACGTGGTGGTGGCCACCGGCCCAGGCTACGCGACCAAGCGCCAAGAAGCCTTGGAAGCTATGGCTCAACTGTTGCAAGGCAACCCAAGCCTGTGGGCTGTGGCTGGCGATTTGTTTGTCAAGAACATGGACTGGCCTGGTGCCCAAGAGATGGCCAAACGCTTTGCCAAGACGATCGACCCCAAACTCATGGAAGACGGCGACAAGTCACCAGAGTTGCAAATGGCCGAGCAGCAGATGCAAGCGATGGGTCAAGAA